TTCAGCTGCTCTGCCAATTGCTCTTTCGAGTACCAAGAACAAACGACGTACATTAATACGATCGAATGCTGATGGCCGACCAAGTTTAGTCTTATCACCGAATAGCAATGAGCCTTGACCAGGAATGTTAGCAATTGGATTTACACTCGCTTTGTACAACGTATCACGCTGTGCTTTAGTAGGACTGTAATTCAATGCAGTAATTCCAAGATATTGACCACGCCGTGAACCAGCTGGCGAGAACCAAGGTGCACGATTAAGATCAGTAGCAGCCATAATACCTGCAGTACTTGAAGCAGCTGGAATATTAATGTATTGATCATTAAACTTGTCGTAGACTTTTAAGAAGTTTCCATCCATAACTAAGTATGATGAATTTGTAAAGCCTGCGGCAGTTGTAGTGATATTTGTTGTGATTGTTGCTGCATTCGTAAGATTAACAACATCTGTACGTGCAGGTGAAGCACAAACTACACAATCTTTACGAGTCGATTGGGCAGTAGTAATTAGATCATTAACAACAGTTGTTTGATCTACTCTTGCATTCATACTTGGTGAAATCAAGAAGTCAACCTCAACAATATCTTTATCTTCGAAAAGATCATGACCATTTAAAAATTCTGTTGTTCCTAAAACACCTGAATTTACACCTGAATCAAAATTGTATGCATGACCAGTTTGTGGTATGGTAATCAGGAAATTGGAACCCGATACAGCATTCGCGCCGGCAGCTGTGCCTGCGGTTTGTTTCAAGTCAGAATCAAAATCTACCATGTAGATATATTCTGATCTTGTGTTAATGACATTTTTTGCAAAGTTTGTTGTACCATCAGGATTTATAGCATTTTTAGCTACTGATACGAATGGATAAGTCTCGAGTACTTGGCCACGTGTACCAGTTAAAAGTCCTTCTTGGTCAATAACTACGACATGCATTTCGTCATTAGTTGCATTCACATCAGTTGCAAAAGGTGATGTTCCTGGTGCACCGTCAAAGTTTGCTGCATATGTCCAAGTAGCGAAGCGACCTGCAGAATCAACGGCTGGTAGAATATTAACAGAAATACTATTTCCTAATTCTCCAGGATATCGTGATACAAATGTGTGAGCGTCCGAATCCAAACCGTTAATTTGGGCATCGAATGCAGTTTTGTTGTTTACAGTTGGAGCACCGCTAAATGTAGCTGGTTTAACTGCTCCTTGTAATTTGCTAGAATAAGCATTCTTAGCTGCGCTAGTTGCCTCACGTACTACAAGCATATTGCTTGAATAACGGAGGAAATAAGCAGCGGAATGCCAATCGATGGTGTTGTCAGAGTCGGGTGCAGCAAAGTTACTTACTAGCTCAGCTTCGTTAGAAACTCGTACTCTTTCTCCGACTGGACCCCACCGAAAATTACCTACAATTGCGCCAGTAGTTGACTGAACGTTTGGAACGCCACCAGTCAGATCTATTTCTTTGACGACAACCGCTGGTGATTCAGACGGTGTACCTAGTGCCATTTTTTTATCTTCCTTGTTAAAATTATATGAATCATAATACGAACAGTCAATTTACAGTGTTATTTATAATATTATAAATTTGGATCGTATTCAATTGCCCATTCTGAATTACGATCATTTTGATCTAATTGATTCATATAATCTGTGCCATCATCAATAAATCCAAATGGAACTATATTCTCATCAATTTCTCGCATTCTCTCTGCAAACATCATTTGTTTCATATTAATATTTGTCATATCAAGAAAATAACTACCAGTACTAAAATACCCAAACATAACTAAATTCATCATTAAGTCATCATGATTTCCATCTGAAGCTTCGTATGATTGTCCTCTTGCCTCAAATGTAGATATTTCTAATATGGTTTGTTCATCAACAATATCTAGTTTTCCAGTTTCAATAATATCTTTAATTGCTGAACAACCCAATCTTTTACTTTTTCTTGTAATTTCAATTCCAAGCGCGTTAGCTTTAATGGCTGATTCTACATGCACATTTTCGTATTCTAAATCATGCCATAAACCATTGCATACTAAAGAACCTTGATCATTTGATTCTACAACAACATATGCATTATTGTAGGATTTTGCGTATTTATATATAATATTAGGGAAGAGTAATGGAGAGATAGTGTTATTGCGATATACAGCAACCTGTGCAAACGGAGTTACGCTAATATCGATTAAATTAAAAGTAGAATAATCCTGACCTCTTCCCTTACTTACATCTACTGTCATTATATAAGCATGTTTCTCTTTAGTCTCCTGATATATTTTTAAGAGACCACCTTCTAATGTGCTTATTGGTGCTTTAGCCCTTAAACCCATCAGTGTTTCGGCATTGATTAATGTATCACCGGTGCCAAAAAATGTATTCCCAAATTCTTGATCGAACTGTAATTGACTGGTATTTGCTACAGTTTGGGCTTTCCAGTTGTCATCACGTCCAGGTACATCATGCCAATCAACACGGAAATTCTTAAACTCATTTACTCCTTGGACAGCTCCTTCCCAAACCTTATGAAATTGGTTACCAATGCCATTAGCTGTTGATGTAATGATAACTTTAGTTTCCTTACCCGCTGAGATAACTGGATATGTCGAAGTATAAAATTCGGCAGCACGTTCAACAAAAGCAAACTCGTCAAGATAAAGAAGATTAACTGACATGCCACGAATAGAGCTACCGGAAGTAGCAGCAGCGATAATACGGGAATTATTGCTGAATTCCAAAGAACCTTTATTGAGTGCTTTAGATCCAGGCTGAAGAAAGAAAGGAATGTTTTCAAGCATAAGCGTAATTCTTGATAACATTTCTCTCGCGGTTGCACCTTTGTTGGCCAATACCGCAATTGTTTTTTCAGTATGAAAAAGAGCAAACCACAGTAGATAAGCACATGCCGATATAGACTTTCCAGATTGTCTGCAAGCCAAGATAATTGAGAAACGATTGTCGTTAAAATGACTAAACATTTCTTTTTGATACGGGTAAAGTTTGAAAGGAACAAGTCCAGAATCGAGTGATATAACTTTAACATATTTTTCAGCAAAATAAATCGGGTCATCCATACATTGTTTATATTCACGTAAAAGCTCCGGAGTCCATGCTTGTTGTACACCGTCTCTTTTTACATTAGGATTCCCGAGATACGTTTCGTTCTGGTGTGACATCAACTATATCATCTCCATTCTGTAGAAGACGTTGTATATCTGCAGTTGAACCAAGAAACACATTATTAGTCTGCTGACCAATCTGTGGTTGTTTTGATTCTTCTTCTGCCTTTTGCAACAAGTCTTTTTGTTTTTTATTCAAATCCATTAATTTATCATTAACGTCTGATGTATTCTTAATCAATCCAGCCAAAACTTCATACGCTCTTGGATGCTCACTTTCTCGTGCTACTTCAATCATAGATTCTAAGGCGTCTTTACCTTTCTCTACAAGTTCGTAGTATGTTTGGCGAGAATATTCGTAATCATTTTTTAAATTATCTGGATTATCACTCATTATATTTACCTATTATAAGGCTGCAATTCTTGTTTGGAAATCAGCAAAGTCAGCACTAGCCGCAACTTCTGCTTGTAAAGTTGCTAAACTAATATAAGTAGTACTTGCATTAGTTTGCGTTAAGTAAGTGGTACTTGCATTGTTTTGTGTTAAGTAAGTGCTACTAGCATTAGACTGTGTTAGATAGGTACTACTTGCACTAGTTAATGTCAAATATGTATTACTAGCAGCGATTGTCGATAGATATAAGTTTTCGACATTAGTTATTTGTCCGGCTAAATCAGTAAAATTACCATCAAGCTCTGCATGAGTTAATTCACTACCTTTAGTGCCGCGTAATGTAATAGTCATTTATTTCTCCTATGAAATAATAGTATTAAAACCAAAGTCGCTATCAGCACTTACTCCGATAGGTGTTGGCGTAGAAGATATTCTTTCTATTCGACCAGCTGAATCGTTGATTGACTCAAGATCAGTAAACAAATCAATTTGTGATTCGGTAATTACTGCGCTCTCAGCGTCAAGCGGACCGTAATATTGCAATTTCATTTCAAATGTCAACGTATATATTATTGTTCTACGATTTTGTAAAGATCCATCATAGTCATCAGTAAAATCTATACCTTGTATAATGATAGGAATATCTTCTACAAAATCAGAATATTTGTCAGGAAATGGTTTTACTGTTACTGTGTATTGTGGATTAAAAGTGGGTAAAATTTGTTCTACAACTTGCAATGCGTCATCATGTGTTTTTGCATATACGTGTAAGGTAAAATTAATATTATATGGCACAGGAGAATACATCTTTGTGCGTTTATTAATTTGACTGCCTGGTTGAGAAAAATTACTAAGTTTTGTTAGTTGCCGTGTAGTATCATATTGAATGCCACTAATTTCAAATGACGCGCGCGGTAATTTAATTGCAACATCTTCATCTGTAGTAAGATTTGGATTTTCTTTAAGTCGATCAATATAACGA